TTTCTATAATATAGGGTAAATCAAATTTATTTGCTGGTCTAATATTCATTTATTTGTCGTCCATACGTTCATCAGGGTTATATCCTGGCGTGATGCCACCGCCACCTGGTACAACTGTTTTACCTTTTGGATCTTGTCCAAAGTCAAATTGTACGCCACTTATAGCATAAACGTTATCCATACTAGCATCACTGCTATTGAAATATCGCCAACTTTCCTTGTTGGTTTTTCTTCCTGCGATACGATTCTCTAGCACTGTTTTATAACTGCTTGCTGATATTGTAACTGTAAAATTGTCAACTAATTCTTCACGATCTTCAGTGATACCATAGTTTGTTACAATACCTGTAAATCTTGGATATGTGTTTGTTAGCACCATGTTTGCGTCATAGAATCCACGCAATACTTCTACTGTACTACCACGTATTTTTGTACCTAATACTATAGGTATGTTGTTACCACTAACACCTGATAACGCAATGGTTGTGTCACCACTAGTTACACGTATGTCACGACTTTGTGCGCCAACACTCAATAGTCCACCTAATGGTGTATATGCTGTGTTAGCAATAGTTTCTGTTTTGTAACTGCTACTAAAAGTATACACATTGACATTTGCTGTGTTACTAACATCATTGAATACTGTAAGTTTGACAAACTCAGCACTGTTTATTTGTGTTACGCCATTAGCAACTTGAGGTATATTCTGCATTACGCTGCTCCACCTACCCATTCGTATAACTGAAATACATCACTAAATTCTATACGTGCGTTGTTGATAACTGTATTTTGTACTTTGAAATAATTACCAGGTATAAGTTTGTATGTAGGCATGTTAGGACAGAACAAATTGAACTGACAATTAGGTCCTACTGTAATACCACTGCCAACAACACTAGTAATAAAGTTTGGTCTATTTACTGTTAGAGTAACTGTGTTTGCACCTGTTGCAACAACACTTGTGCTAGTTACAGTAAATGGATATGGATTAGCGCCAATCTGTAACAGATCGTTTGCTAAGAACATAGTTGTGCCATTTGTGATACCTACAGCATTTAGACCTTGTAATGTCAATTGTGTACCATTGAAACTTTGTACAGTTAGACCATTTACTTGACTTTGTGTCATTACACCTTGATATCTAAAGATCCATTGTATGCAACTGTTGTTGAAACTAACAGTTTGTGGACTATATCTGTCAAGGTTATCTAGATATTCTACTAGTTCACGATTGTCCCACCAACTCAATACAGGTGGCATTTCAATTGTAAAACGCCATGGATTGCGTGTTGGTGTCAAACTTGTACGTGGTATCTCGTTACGTGTAACTTGTATACCTACAACTTTGCGACGATCAATGCTGATAGTACTTGCTTTGTTGATTATGTCTTGTAAGCCTGCCATGTTTTTATCCTGCCATCATATATGGCATTTCTTTTTGTGCCATTCCAACTGCACCTAATAATGATTTGCGATTTTCTGCAAATAATTGTGCTACAGATTTTGCATCAACTGCGCTAATATTGTAATTGTTTACAACGTTAGTTACAGGTGCATTGACTTGACCACCCATTTGACCATTTGGCACTATTGTGCCAGCAGTCTTAGGTACGAATAATTCAGGACCCTGTTCACCTACAATGAATGGTTTACCTGCTAATGTTTTAGCGCCATTTGCTGCCATTTGTACACCAGGTATAGGACTTATGCTAGATCCAACTGCTGCTGTAGGTCTGCCACCACCAAATATTGCGCCTATCGCTGACAATATTGCTTGTACAACGATTGCTCTCATTTGTATTTTGAGTAAGTCAGCAATAATGCTTAGTGCAAAGTCTTTGAAATTGAACTTACCTGTAGTTACAAGTTGATCTATTGCAGATTCAATACCGCCAAATGCTGCTTCCCATTTTTTGGCTGTCAATACTGCTGGATCTACACTACGTGCTAAATCTTCTAAAAATTGTTTGCTTGCTAATGCTGTATTGTTACGCAACGCAATAGTTTTATCTTGCAATTCTTTTTCAATTGCTAATCTACGGTCAGCATAATCTCTTGCTGCTTGTTCTTCTATTGATAAACGTTCTAACTCGCTGGATACACTATCTGCTCCAAATTGTGCAGCCTTGGCAGCAAGTTCATTTCTACGTTTTTGTATTTCTGCTAGTTTGTTTTCAAGTTCGGATTGTACTTCTAATGCTATAGTTTTTTTCTGTAACTCGTCGCTTGTTAGACCAATCAAATCAACTTGTTTTTGTAATAATGCTAATGAACTTTCATCACTTTGCAATTGATTTAGTAATTTGATATCTTCTGCTAAATCTGCATTATATTTTGCTAACGTGCTAGCATTACTTTGTGCTTGTTCAGCAGCCATGGCATCAGCAATCATTCTTTCACGTATGGCTTTTTGTTGTGCATTGATTGTAGCAAGTTGCTCAACATCTTCTTTTTTGAGGTCTTTCTTTTTACTTTCTAATTCTAATATTGCTTTTGTTGCATTATCAATGCTGGTATTATATGCATCTTGTGCTGCCTTTTGCTCATCAGTTAGACCAATCTGTTGTATAGTTCTACTAATACCTAATAATTGTGCATTGCTTTGGTCAATGTAAGATTGTGTAACTTCCTTGATAGTAGCAAGTTGTCTATCAAGTTCACTAGTGTCTGGCGCTTTTTCTTCTTTCTTAGGTGTAATTTGTTCCAATAATTTCTTACGTATTTCATCAGCCTTAGTAACTTCTGCTTGAAATTCTTGTAATGTAATCTTACCGGCCTGCAATGCCATTTGTAAACCCTGTATGCTTGCAGCATATGAGTTATTGGCTTGTTCAACAGTTGGTAATTTTTGTGCTGTTTGTTCTAATGTATTATTATATTCTTTTGTTTCTTCATTCAATTCTATAGTTGTGCCTGCTAAACCAACACCAGCAGCACCTGCTACTGTCATGCTAGTTCTAAAGGCATTCATTTGTGTGCTTGATTGATGGAATGCATCTTTAGCACCTTTAGCACCGCTTGCTAATGCTCTCATGGCCTTGAAGCCACGACCTAAACTGCCTATCAATGCTGCGATTGATCTAAACAATGCACCACCAGTAAAGATCAACAATATATTCAACAATATGTCTATAGCATTGGCTAATTTTTCAGTACCTGATGCTGTTTCTAGTAACGCATTTGCAAAATTGACAAATGGTGAAACTGCTTCTAATACAATTGTGCGCACACGCAACATTGCAACTTCTAGGTTACCCTGCAATCTTGCTGCTTTTTCTATGCTATCACTATATTGATTTTGAGTACCTTGTAATTTTGCTAATTCTGTACCAAGCTGATCTAGTGCAACACCTTTTACTGCTTTACCAAATATTTCAACAGCAGCAGCATTACGCTTACTTGCATTGCCTATATCACTTAGGCCACTAATTGTTTTATCTAATAAATCTTCTTCACTTAGTGTGCGTAAATCTTCTAAACTTACGCCTAATTTTTGAAATGCTCTTTGTGCTTTTAGCGAACCATCGTAGGCTTCGCCCAATGTCATACTAAATTTAGTAACTAGTGGCGCCATTTGGTCAAAGCGACCACCTGCTGCTTCTAACGCAAATTGTAATTCTAATATCTTAGTGATAGTAACGCCGGTAGCATTACTCAAATCAGTCATATCATCAGCGGCAACAAGCGCATTACGTGCTAATGCTGCTAGACCTAAGCCTGCTACTGCTGCTTGTAAACCGCCAAAACGTTTTTGTAAACGTTGTATACTGTTTTCTAATCCAGTAAGTGCTGCTTGACCTACAACTTTGACATTGACAATTGCATCTGTTGTTGCCATATTATTTTCCTACTATTTTGTTGACACTATCTTTTATAAATTGTAATGTAGGTTGTGTCATACCTTTAGGTGCTTGAGTACTACCTCTTGCGCCACGATTAGTCATATGGCGACCCTTATCCAATACGCTAGCATATGGATATTCACCAACAATTTTATTACCTTGCAATCTAGTATTATTACGTGCATTACCTTTAGCAATTGGAGTAATATCTCTAAAGAATTGATATGCTTCTTTAGGTAAGTTGCCTAAATCTTTACGCATCTGCTTTGTCTTTTTCAAGATAGCATCTGGCTTGAAATTCACTTTCATTTGTATGTTAGGCATATTATACTCCACTTGCTTTGTCATTGATGCGTTTTAGTGCTTCTATGTCGTAATCTTTAGGATCTACTTTGCCTTTGTTCATAGATTTTCTATGATGAAAACTTTCAAAAGTCAAACTACAATCCAATATGTAAAGATCAAAACTATTTGCTCTAACTAAAACTTCACTAGGCAATAGACCATATCTCTTACCTAGTGCATCAACTTGTAATATTGATAC